CTTGCGAAAAATGCGAGCATGTAAACAATGTTGCTGTAAACTGCCAAAGCATCATTGATGGAGCTATGTCAAGGCCCAGACCAGAAAATATTGTTACAATAAATGATGGATTTGAGGTTACACTAAAGCCATATAGCTTAGAAGATAGAAACACCATACAAATACAACAAATAAAACAAGTAAAAATGATCGAGGGGTTGCAGAACACACAAGTTGACGACCAATCACGTCAAAAACTTTTTGGACAGACTTTTGTAGAAATGGCCGAACTAACTGTTGATCTTGTAACAAACTGTGTAGATAGTGTAAGGACACCTAGTAGCGAAAACGAAACAGTAAGTGACAAAGATATGATCAGAGAATGGTTAAAAAATATAACAAGCAAAGATTATGAAGTTATAAAAACCAAGGTAGATGAGTTAAGCAATGATGGTGTAAACAACAATTTCAATGTTACCTGTGAAAGTTGTCAACACACATGGCAAACAGAAGTAGAGCTAGATATTACAAATTTTTTCGCAGGCTGATAGCTACTAGTCAGCCTGAACAAATTCCTGATATTCTTAAAAAATATTCCGACCAACACAAACTTTTAGAAGAAAACTATCTTGACATAGTTATCAACAGTGATGGTGCGTTTAGTTATCAGGATATTGTTCAAATGCCGTTGCCTAGCATTGTTTTACTTGTAGAAAGACTCAATAAACGTGCAGAAAGAATGAGTGGAAATGCTAAACAGATGTTATAAGTTTATAATAATCTATTGGCCAACTATCATAGTATTTTGTAGTGTGTAGATACTTGCGTTTTTCTGTCAAATCATCTCTCAATTGAATAAAAACACAGTTTGTAAAGTTTTTTGCAAAATGTCCACTGGTTGTTGTGCTGGTAAAATACAATAAATCGTTGTGTTTTTGCATTTGTTGTTCTATTGTATTCTCAACTTGATTCATATCACAACCATCTACCCAAGCAATACCTATTTCATAAATTTCCTTGTCAAATGTTTCATAGGAAGATTCTTTGTTATCTCTAGCATCTATGAATTGAATTTTATTCTGCAATCTTGCTTTTCTTGCAAAAGGACAAATTGGAAATCCATCTAATTTCTTAGCTTCAATTTCGTTCTCTGTCCAGTCTAGAAACTTATTCTGGAATTCTTGAAAGTTCATATATGTCTCTGTTTTCTTGATGTCTACGACATCATCATCTTCATAAAGCTATCGCTTTATTCGATGTTTTTTTCTTCGCCTTTATTGTTACTAATCTGTCAAACGAAAAGAATGATTTCTATGTTGATATTTATCGAGGTAACTTGGTATGATGCTTCAGTCACACTTAGCCAGCTAACGGCTAGGTGCAACTGAAAGTCTTGGATTAGACGCCCCTCTACACATACTATAGCAAACCTAATTTTACACTTAGGGGAGGCGGTTACGCGGTACCTCTATTACATGCTGCTCTTAAGCAACGCAGGAACACCCATTGCCATAGTATGCGACTTTGGGCTACCCGTGAGTTCCAATTGTCCAGGAGAGCTCACTCTTTTTGGTTTGTCAAACCAGTGCTTTGACATTGTGGCAACACCAGGATCTGATCACACAGATGTGTAACCTCAAGGTGAGTCGAGCAACCCCGACCAAACTGAGCCTTCAGCCTATTTTAGCCTTAAACTATATGATTTGTATTTGAGCCATTAATTGACAAATTTTTAATTTGTCTTATGTTAAATTCTTGTGCCTGGAAATCTTGCCAAAAAGTTATTGTCCATGAGCCATAATCTTTGCTTGTATAATTTATATAGCGTTCAAATTTAAATTTGTCAACCAAATTTTTTGGAAAAGCTATATAAATGCCTTTTCTATTGAATTTCATAAACAGTAGATCTAAATCGTTTTCGTCATGTGCATCTAATGTTTGTTCTAGCCATTGTTCTAATAGTGGTATTGGTTTTTCTTGTAATAATTGATGAAAGGGAAAGTCTGCATAGTTTTTACATTCGCAATTAAAATATTTCCATTCATCTGGAGGGATTACATCACCCTTAAATGCCTTGATTTGGTTTTCCGTAAGTGTGCTCTTACGTGCAGCATTTATGCCGCCAACAAATGCGCCACTATATGGCACACGTTCAAAATTGTCTTGGTAGATCTCGCTTAAAATGTTACAGACTTCTCGTTCGAAGCCTTTACCTTTGTTTTTACTTTTTGATCCACTCATCTATTTTTTTCTTCATTTTGTAGATTATATCTTTACCCAACATATCTTCTTCTATTGTGTAGACAGCATGTTTAATATGAGAACCTTCTGGCTCTAAATCTAGCTCTAAGTTCTTTATTTTTTGGGCAGGCAGTCTTAGTGTTTTTCCTGTGTCCGGATCAATTAAAATTAAGTCACCGTCCTCTAACCCTTCATATTTAGGCATCGACAATTTCTACTTCTGTATTGAATGTAGTAAAGCCGTTTTCTTTAGTAACTTGTAATACATTGTTCACACGACCAACTAGCTCGTCTCTGTGCGAGATAAGCAAAATATTTTTGCTACGGTCACGTTCCATCTTTTTCAAAATACCAAGTGCGCTTTCTACACCAATAGTGTCCATTCCACTATCTACTAGCTCGTCAATACAAACTAGATTAATGGGATGATTCATACTTTCAAACACATCGCGGAAGCTCCAACTAAGTCCTAGAATAAGTCTATTACGTTCGCCTCTACTTAGATTATCAAAATCTAAGTCTTGACCAAGTTGTGTAATAGTTACTGTAAGATCGCTTTGAAATTGCACCTCATGTGGTAATCCTAGCCTTGTAATATAGTATTCCAGGCGAGTGTTTAAGAACTGTAAATTCTGTTCAATAATTTTTTTACGTATAAAACTATCTTTGTTTGTTAATAGTTTTAACAAAAAGTCTTGATGCTCTTTTAGTTCTGTAAGTCTATTTACCTCCGACCATTCTACAGATTGAAGACCTGTTTCTTTTAGTGCTTCAATTTGTTCTGTGTATGGATCAGTTTCTTCTTCTGCGTTCTCTATGTTTGTGCGCAACGTGCTTAGTTTGTTTTGATGCTCGTATGCTTCTTGTAATGTATTATACTCTGTGCGTGGTGCATCGCCAAGCTCTCCTAGATCTTCTAGTGCGCTTTTGTAATCTTGTATTTTAGCAGTATCTTCGTCAATATGTCCTTGACTTTCATTTACTGCTTCTGTTTTTGTTGCTACAACTAGAGCATGTTTGTCATCGTGTAGCTCTTGTCCACAAGCATAACATTTGTGTTCAAGTGTTGTTTTTAGATCCTTTTGTGCTTTGTTAAGACGTTTTTGTTCTCTATCAATAGCACTAGTTAGTCTAGCTATTTCTGCATTTAAAGTATCTAATTGACCTTTTTTACTATTAAAATCTTCAAAACCTGCATGTGCTTTTAGTTCTTCTTCAATATCTATATGCTCTAATGCAAGCAATTCACTTTTTAACTGTTTTATTTTATCTTCTTTGTTTGTTCCCCAAACACGTTGTCTACGTTGTAAGTCTGCAATACTTTTGTTTATACGTTCGTTTGCTTCTTCAACTGCACTTATTCTAAATGTTTCCTGTTGTATTTTATCTTTTGTATTTTTTGTAAGCTCTTTGAGTATGTCAGCTTTTTCACTAAGTTGTGTAATACCCAACAACTGCTCGATAAGTTCTCGCTGATCATTTGCTCTCATACTTAGGAAAGGTTCTGTGTATGTGTTTAACGCACAAATATGTTTGAACATAGTATGACTCATACCAATTACACGTTCAATTACAGCTTGTGTCTGTCTACCTTCGCCTTGCGATTCGTCAGTGCCGTCTGTTGCATCTGCGTCATTGACAATAAACTTAAAAATATTTGGCTTGCGTCCACGTTCAATACGATATTGTTGTCCGTCTTTTTCAAAGTCAACAGTGACTATCATTTGCTTGTTATTTGTTTTATTAACAAGATTATCTTTTTTAATATTGTATAATGCATTGCCAAAAAGTGCATAACTTAGTGCATTTACAATTGTAGTTTTGCCTGTGCCATTACGTGATCCGTCACCGCCCAAGTCCATGTTGTTACCCAACACAAGTGTTAATCCTGTATGATCAAATGTTACAGCCTGTGTAACATTCCCCACACTCATAAAGTTCTTTACTGTGATATTTTTAATAATTAGCATGTTGTTACTATAATGCAAGTCCACGGTATATGTCAACTAGCATTTCTTTTTTAATTGTTTCACTTTGTATACTATCCAATTGGCTCATAACAATACTGTCAACATTTTCAACTTGTATATCAACACCCTTGTTCCAATCTTGTGTATGTTCTTCTTTTTTACTAGGCATGAGTGCAATCTCACGCAAATTAAATTGCTGTGCAAAAGTTTCTTTGATAAAGTTTGCTTCTTCGTATGTGATGCCAACATCAAGTGTAACACGACAGTATGTTTTTTCTCCTAAGTATTTTATAGGATCATCAATTAATCTACTCAAACTAATTGTTCTATACTTTGGTGCATCTGGCCATTGAACAAACTCCATGGAGCCGTCCCAATCGAGAAACATACAACCACGCTCGTCATCCCATGCATCAGCATAGTTGTGTGCAAATGCATTACCTGTATAAATTACATTATCTTTTTCTTGTCTCTTATGAAAATGCCCTGTAAAAACTTTTTCAGGCTTTTGTAAATCTTCTGCTTTTAAGCCTCCGTGGTCTGGCATCTGAACAAGTGCGTTCATATAAAATGTAGGAAGTTCAAAATGACCGAACATGTATTTGCAATTAATTTCTCTTAACTGCTTCCACTCGTCATCTACCAGCCACGGAATTAGTGCAACATTGTCATCGATATACATTTCATCGTTAACAATGTTAATTTTAGGAAACTGTTGCGTCATAGGAATACTATGAATCTCACGTTTTTCTCTATAATATAGATCGTGATTTCCGGTAAGCATATGAATCTCATCAAATGCATCATTTAATCTTTGTAAGTTGCTCACCGTATAATTTAGTGTGCTAACATTAATGCTGGCTCTATTATGATGCCAGTCACCCATAAAGATACATTTTTTAATGTCACGTTTATGTGCTTCTTCGATCATCCAAATTAGATAATCTTCACAATCTTGGTTATGCAATCTACTGTTATTCTTCATGCCGAAATGAATATCAGTAAAAATTACTGCCTTATCAAACAAAATTATTCTCCAGTATTTTGTGCTGTTTCTTGCTTGTCTTGCTCTTTTTTGAGCTCTTCTTGGGTAGCTTCCCATTCAGCATTAAAGATACGTGTGCTTGAAGGATTTAGTCCACCTTCTTCTAACAAATCATCACGTATGTTTTGACTACGTTTTTCTAAATTAAGAACTCTTGTAAATGAATTATTAATAGCCGCTGTATAATATGCAAATGGATTTTCACTTTTTGCTTCGTTAAATTGTAATCCAATCTGTGATAGCTGTAGTAATGCCTGTCCACGCATTTCATCTACATAAGTGTAACCACGCCAGTTTGCTCTCATACTATAACGTTCGCACAACTTGATATAAGCACGTGCAAGTGCAGGAGTTGTAGTTCCATGATCTACACTAAAGTATCCATTGTCTTTACCACCTGTCCAGTGACTACGTGCAACTTCTTCCCATGCACCATTTAGTTTTGCATAGTGTTTAAATGGTGGGAAGTTGCATTTAGAATGATAATCTGCTACTGTTTTTGGTTTATTTTTTCTTTGCTCTTCGGGTATATGCTCAAATGTCATAACACGAAATACTAAATCTTCATCAGCTATATCATCTAAGTTTACTGCAAAATCTGCACCACGTGGTTTTGTTTTCTTGCCTGTAAGACCTTGTTCCCAACGTCTAACTTCAGCTTCGTGTGCAATTTTTTGTAATCTTTTTGCTCTATTTTGTTTTGCTGTAAAAATACTATCTTCATTTATTTCGTCAAAATTATTAATAATTAAATCATAATGTTTATAATCGTCGTCACGTGTCCAACAGTATGTCATTTTACTATTGTGTATTTCACGTAACAAATCTTTGTTTGTTAAGTAATGTTGCCTCGTTTTGGTCATTATTCTACTCCTATGTTCAACATTATATGGCAATAACCCATTGTAAGTCAACCGGTTTTTTAATTGCATAAATACTAGTGGAGAAAATGCTATGCTACTAAGAGAACTAATAGAATTAATGGAAGATGCTAACGAATATGTAGTATTCTATGGCGGTAGATTCCAACCAATGCACAAAGGACACAGTGACGTATACAAACATCTTGTAGAAAAGTTTGGAAGAGACAATGTATATATTGCCACTACGTTTAGCCAAAAAGCTGTAAAAGCACATGCTTCAGGAGACTACAGCAATGATCCTTTTACATTTGAAGAAAAAAGAGATATCATGAGTAGAATGTTTGGCATACCTTCAGAAAAGATTGTTAACAGCAATCCATATAGAAGCGAACCTAGTGTAGTAAAAAGAGACAACAATACTACAGCTACAATACTTGTATATGGCGCAAAAGACCCAATGCGTTTATCTGGTGATAAAGTAAGACCAGTTCCTGATAATATGGAAGGCATGACTCCACACAGCGAAGGAATTGTGTTTGCATACGAAGCACCCCTTATGCAAGGCGGTATGAGTGCAAGTGATTTTCGCACAACCCTAGCAAGTAATGCTAGCCAAGAAGAAAAGAAAAAATCATTTCAACAGTTTTTTGGAAAGTTTGACCAAAGCGTTTTTGATTTTATTGTAGGCAGACTAACATCATGAGCGGCGGAATAGGCGAAGAACAAAAAGTAAGATTACAGGTTAAAAATCTTTCAGGTTTATCATTTGACGGTCTGCTATCACCTCTACGACAAGATAGAGGAGTTATATTTCCATATACCCCAACTATAGGTATAGGACATAGTGCAAATTATGGAAGTTATGATACAACCCACAGTGTGTATCAGCCAAATTATTATGTTAACACACCTAATCCATCAATAGGTATAACAGCAACATTTACCGCTAACGAAATGGGTGAAGCAAGATACACAGCAGCAGCACTACACTTTTTCAAAACACTAACTAAATCAGACTTTGGTGAGCAAGGTATTAATCCTGGTAGTCCTCCTAGGACACTTATATTCAATGCCTATGGACACTTGCATGCAAATAATGTTCCTGTAATTTTAACAAGTGTCAACTATAACTTAGTTGAAGACATTGATTATGTTGAAGTAGATTTTAACGGAAGCAAAACAAGTATACCAACAAGTTTACTTGTTACATTGGATCTAAGAGTTCAAATGCCTCCTAGATATACCAAAGAAAGATTTAATCTTAGAAACTATGCTAATGGTAGTTCATTAAAAGGTGGGGATGGATTTATCTAATGACACAATATAGATCAGATAGTATGTATAGAAATACAAAAATAGTAGGCAACAAGTTTCTTGATGTTTACCAATCACCTGTTCCTGATGTAGCAGATATGGAACTAGACGAAATGGTGTTAGAAGCAAAGTATAATCAAAGACCAGACAAGTTGGCATTTGATTTATATGGTAATGCAAAACTATGGTGGGTATTTGCAGAAATTAATCAAGATAAACTTGTTGATCCAATCATAGATTTTAAAAGCGGAATTACAATAAAATATCCTGTAAGGTTCTCGTAAAATGGCAACAAGAACACCAGACATCAAAGACAAGCAAATATTAGATCTTGTAGCTGGAGGCGAAAGCAACGGTGACTACAATGCTGTCTATGGTATTCCTGTGGGTAGTTCTTCTCAGCCAGATTTCAGTAATATGACTATCTCGCAAGTTCAGCAATATCAACGTAATCGTATTACCAGTGGACAGGTTAGTAGTGCAGTTGGCAAGTATCAATTTATTCAAAGCACACTTTCCGAAACAGTAGAACGTGCTGGCTTTAATCCAGAAACAACATATTTTACACCAGAAGTGCAAGATCAACTGATGACAACAAGATTGGATCAGCGTGGTTTGTCAATTTGGAAAAAAGGCAACATGGACAACAATACTTTCCAAGATAATCTTGCCAAAGAGTTTGCAAGTGTTCCTGTTGCTACTGCACAACAAGGTGCTCATGGAGCAATCCTACCTGGACAAAGTTATTACGAAGGTGACGGTATAAACAGTGCCAAGCATGTAAATGCTACAAAATTTGGCAACAGCCTCAATCAAATCAATAACGAATCTGGCACACAGTTTGTATCAGACAGTCAACCAGATGGACTATTTGTGGGTCCAGAAGCACCAGGCGGAGATTTGTCAGACAGGGAATACATACCTTTTTCTCCAATTATAACTGATAAAGATGCTAATCAATTGGCCAAAGCTTCAAACTTCCGTGAGTTTCAATTTGATCAACCCAGAGACGCAGGTTCTGAAGCATTTCAAGAACTAACACAGTCATACTATGAAACATTTGAACAGCATTTCAAAAATAACCCACAATTAGATCCTGCAAAAGAAACAACATCTGGACCAATGATAGCCCAAGCAGAACAAATGATAAAATCAGATGACAAAGTTGAACAGATCAAAGGTGAAGCAATATTAAAAGCAGCAAATCAATATGCAAAAAATAATATAGAAAATAATCAACAAGATGCTACACCTGTAATAACCGAAGACGAAACTGTTGATAAAAAGTTTGGCGAATATGATCAATTTTACAAAGATACAAGAAAGATAGATGGACCAGAACCTAATTGGTATACAAGTGTTGATTTGCCAACATACAATTGGACATTTTATCTAACAACAAGAGAAGTATTTGACGATCCAGAAAGTTTTTTACAAAGTGATAGACCTGATCCAAGCAAAGCTGTCATAATTGCACAGTCGGGCGTAGAAGCAACCTATACTATTGATAACTTTTTGTTTAATGCAATTCTTTTTGGAGACGCCACAAAAGGTTCTGCACAAACCAGCACTATGCAGTTTGAATTAAAAGAGCCAATGGGCTTTACACTATTAGATGCAATTTTAAGTAAAGCTGGAACATTTAATTTTAAAACTATGAAAGATGCAACATATGTTTTAAAACTTGAATTTCAAGGAAGAGAATGGAACACAGGAAGAGTGCAAAAATATGATGGCATACATTTTTTTCCAGTAATTCCATATGGTGTAACAAGTGAAACAGGACCAGAAGGAACCAGTTACATGTTCACATGCTTGACAATACCAAGTCTTGCCGCTATCGAAAATACAACATCTGCAGGCGAAGTGCATGTAAAGGCTGTTGCTACATTAGGAGAATTTGCTGAAAAGTTAGAGTTAGGATTGAATGAAGTTGAGAAGTCAGCAATTAATCCGCCACAGCCAGGAGATAATATTGAACCAACACTTGAGCCAAGAAAAACTTGGCAAATTGAATTTGGAGATACCTCGCAACAAGATAATTTTGATTTAGAAAAAATGGCTATAACATTTCAAAATAGTTCAGGCACTGCTAAGAATACAGAAGACGCAGATAAAATTGATGTAAGAGTTCCACACAATAGTAATGTTGTTTCGTTTGTTAAAAACTTTATAGTCAGACAAGCTGCTTGGAACGAATATGTAAAAGATGCACAAGATAATGGATTTACAACACCTACACTAGAAATTACACAAAAAGTTATAGGCACAGAAGGTAAAAAAGACGAACCTGATGATGTAACACAACAAAAACCAATTACAACAATAATTATTATTGGTATCAAGCACAGATACGGTGTTGTAAAAACTGATGGATCTGACAATGCATTGCTATCAGATAAAAACTATCAGCAAAAAAGATTTAGTAAACTTCCCATAGTAAAAAAATATGATTATCTTTACACAGGTAAAAACACAGAAGTTCTAAATTATTCAGCACAATTTAATATGTTATTTTCTATAAGCACGGATCCTAGACTTGCTTTCAACACAAGTAACAATCAAAGCGAAAAAGTTCCAACAAATTTACAACCAAAATCATTTTTAAGTGACATACCTGTAAACACAAATGCACTTAACGTTATGGAAAACTTACCTAGAGATTACATAGTAACAACTCCACTTGATCAACAGTTGACAGAAGAAACAATTACTGTAAATCAGAGAGAAGCAGCATATGCAGAAAGTTATGCTGATAGAACAGCAGATACACAAATTATTGAAGTAGATGTAATAGGTGATCCTTATCTATTAGGGGTGCCCGGTGCAACATTTACAGGAAGAGAAAGTGCTACACTGAAAAATATAAGTGCCACAAGTGACATATTTGTTGTATTTGTAAGTTACTTTCCATTAAATAAAAAAACATTGGATAATGCGTTTGACAAAGGTCCAATGGATTTGTATACCAGCGGCGTATATGAATTAAGAGAAATAGAACATAGATTTCAACAAGGTCAGTATGTAAGCAAATTACGTATGTATAGAGACCACAAGTCAAGCACATATTTTTTACAAGAGGAATTAAAGAATTTATAATGGCGGGACCAGGATATAATGTAAAAGGATCAAAAAGTAGACCATCAATGTCTACTAGAGATGAGAAGTTTGGTATTAACAATATCACAGGTGTATACGTGGGAACAGTTGTTAACAATGCGGATAGTTTATACACGGGTAGAATAAATGTGAGAATACCAGAGTTTGGTAGCCCTGTGGATGGCGATGATGTTGGCACTATTTGCTTGCTTACTACACCATACGGTGGTGTTACAGATATAAAGGCTAGCAGTCAAGAATTTACTAATTATGATGAAAGTCCAAGAAGCTATGGCATGTGGACACAACCTCCAGAAGTGGGAACACAAGTTGTTGTAGCCTTTACTAGTGCAATGCACCAAGGTATACTGATAGGTAGTTTAATTGCAAAAGATAGAAACTACATGATGGGTGGCAATGCTAGTAGTTTGACTTATGTAGGTGATACGCAAAGTGTAACGCCATCTAGTGAAAAAAATCCTTATGACACAGTTGACCCTGATACAAGACCAGCAGATATACAATCAGCTATAAATTTAACAGAACAGGGACTTGCTGGAGACTTGCTAAGAGGACACAGCCAAAGTAGTGCAAGAAGAGAAAGCCCGAGCAAAGTTTTTGGAATTACAACACTAGGCGGGCATACATTGACACTAGACGATGGTGATGCAGGAGGAATTAGTAAAAATATAAGAATCAAAACTAGAGGTGGTGCTCAAGTATTAATGGACGATACAACAGGCACAGTGTTTATCAATAACCATGCTGCAAATGCTTATATAGAAATGGACAAAGACGGTCGAATTGACATTTATAGTCAAAAAGATGTAAGTGTTCATGCAGAAGGTGATTATAATATACATGCTGGAGGTAATATCAATATGCAAGCTGATCAGGGTATTAACATGAAAAGCACAGGCACAGGAATAAAATTACATAGCACAATAGGAAACATTGATGTTCATTCTCAAATGGATATAAACTTGCAAGCAGATGGAAACGGCAATTTACTAGTTGCAGGTAACTACACAGAAACTGCCGGCAGAATTGATATGAACGGTCCACAGGCAGGTAGTGCTACTGATCCAACATCAAGTCAATTAGGAGAAAACACAGGCGTAAAAGAAAGTGTTTCAACTAGAGTTCCAGAACATCATCCTTGGAAAGGTGCAACAGGTCAGTATGAAAAGTTTACAACAGGAGAAGGTAACAAATAATGCCAGTAATAAATTTACCAAATATTATTACAGATGACATGCTTATTGACTACACTATTTTTAGTGTAGCAAATACCTCTATTGTAAATGATACCAAACTTGTAAAAGATTTTGAAGCAAGTAACGAAGTAATAAACTTTATACTAAGAACAGAAAATTACACACCGTATAGTTATTTAGATCTTGACGGTGTAACAAAAATAGGATATAATCTAAACATCAATACAGACAGCAATGGCCTCACAGAAGCTGAAGCCTACAACATTTTTATTGATCAATTAAAAATAGCAGAAAGAAAATTAAAAAAACTATTACCAATTGAAACTCTTTCACAATCACAATATGATGGCTTATTAAGTGTTTACTACAAAACAGGCGATTTTAAAAAAGTAGGCACTGAACAAAGAAAATTTGATGTATATGATTATGTCAAAAACAAGCAATGGAACTATTATGCTACTGCATTAACTAACTGTGGTAATGATAGAAGCACAAGACAATTAGAAGCAAGAATAATAATGCTAGGCGATTATGGTATTGAGAAGAAAAGAGATTTTATAAAGGCAGCAAGTTTGAAAGCATTAGAAAGAGATTATCCTCTTAAAATGCAAACAGACAAACAGAAGTTACAAGCTGAAAGAGTTTACTTTGTAGAAACAAGCCGTTTCTTACCAGGAATGGATCAAGCGAGAATGCGCCTAGTCAAAGCACTAGGTTAAAATAAATATAGTTAATCGAGGAACATGTTTTGCCCAGTGTATTACTTTTAAATGCAGACGCAGCGCCACTGAGTCTACTGCCACTTAGCACAATAAGTTGGCAAAGTGCAATAAAGACTATGTTTGGCGAAAAAGTTCATGTAGTAAAAAACTATGAAGATAGATATATAAGATCTACAAGTTTAAGCATACCCATGCCCTCTGTGGTAATGCTCACAAAATATCACAAACAACCAGCAAAAGCAAAATACACACGCCGCAATGTTTACATAAGAGATGATTATCAATGTCAATATTGCGGTAATTCTTTTAGTCATGATGAACTTACATTAGATCACGTCATACCTAAATCAAAAGGTGGCAGATTGGGATGGACAAACACAGTGGCTGCATGTGGTCCTTGTAATGTAAAAAAAGGCAATAAAATTGTTCAACCAAAATCTATACCATATAGACCTACATGGCATGAAATAAACAACAATAGTAAGTTTTATCCACTTAGTATACCAGATCCTAGCTGGCAGGATTTTATAAATTGGCCAGAAGATCAGTTAAAAATTGTTCCATTAAGTATGTAGTTAATTTTTAACATAAATAGTTGTATGAGTAATATTATTGGCTATACAACAAAAGACACAAAATCAACTGCAAAAGTC